ATGAGCATAATCTCGCGGGTAGTCCATCGCTTAAGATGTTCTTCTGTGTACCGGACCATCGTGGGAGGGACCGTCCACCAGCATGAACCATAATAGACATGCTGGTGGATGACCTTTTCCTTGCCGTTCAGACCATAAAGTTCTTCTTGAACTGATTCAAGAAAAGGCATTGGTCAGGACCAGTCAGGAGCACCGGGCAGGTCGCGCTGGGCAACCGGCTCAATCTCGACCATCGGGCAAATCTTCCACTTCTTTACACGGACCACCTGAGTAGCCAGCACGAGGAAGTCACCAATGCCAGAGAAGAACTTGGAAATTCGACCGGGCTCCTTGCGGACCTTGGCATAAGGGTGAGGACCCTCGCCGTTGTTATATGCGTCCCACGCTTCCTCTTCGGCAGCATTTGCCTTGGCACGCCTGTCGGCACGCCAGCCCTCTACGAGAGAACCAATAAGGATGGCAATGGTCATGGCAGCCGCAACGACAGCAAGAACACCGGCAATCCAAACAAACAGCCAGAATCCAATCTCCAAGAAGATTGCACCAAAAGCGAACAGAACGGCACCACCAATAACAGTGCCCATCAGAATCTCGATACCATTCTCAGTGTGCTCGTTAAGCAGGTAAAGAATGGATGCGATGGCCGCAAGAACTGACATGATTCCCAGAGCCCACGCGAAGACAATCAGAACTTCCATCCATGTTCCGGTCGTGGTGGCAACGAGTGCTCCAATACCGGCAGCAAGAAGAACGATTGCAGCGAGTGCAGCACGAGGACTAATCTTCTCGTTAGCAAGCACAATCTTGTCCAAAACCTGCTCTAGTACGAACAGCAGCGGAACCCAGATAACCACAACACGCCAGAAGTGACAAAAGTTCTCCCGACGAAGGCCGGTACGAATATCGGTTGCCTTCTCGGACGGAGAATGCTCTAGCCACCACTGATACATACGCTTTGGAACACCGTGTGGTGTAAAGTCACCACGGGTGGCCTCACCGGCAGCCTTTACCTGCGCGGCACGCTCACGAAACTTACTCATACGTTCTCCTTAAAAGAGTTCTTGTTGGTCAGGGTGAGCCCCGAATGTCTCGTCTGGGTCACCGGGGCGGTACTTGGTACACACTACCATACCATGCTCGTCCTCGTCAAGGACTTCTACCGGCTTGTCTTCATGCAAGATTTCAGACTCTACCTCAAGACACATGGGATAGTCAACAGCATGGTCGTTGAATTCTCTGACAGACTTCCTGAAACGACACGTCTCACAGGTTTGTTCCAATTCTCCCATGAGTTCCCACAGATACTCATATCTGCGGACCTTGACTGGAATAATCATTTGCCGTACATCGCCCAGTAAGGCTCTACTGCCGCAAACGTGTAATGGTTGCCACCGATGTGACCCCATGACTCGCAGAAAATACGAAAAGACTTCTCGTTGTCTCCGTCGTGGTCTGGCTGAGAGCCAAAAGACGCAACCTCATCAAGCCACGAGTTAACGATATCTACAGCCTGACGAGAATTAATTGGGGTCACAAAAGGAACGAATTCCGGGTCGCTGGCTGATGCCTGAATATTCCATGCAAACGTCAGACGCTCAGGAGTGGACTTGTAACCCCAAGCCTTACCGCCCGGTGCGGTGCTGAAAGCAATATCTAGGGCTGGTTCCAGTGGAACGTCACGCATGTCGAACCATGTTGAATCACTAGTCACTTGAAGTCTACCGCCTTAATCTTGGTAATCATACGCTCACCGCGCCTGTCGAACAGCGGAGTCTTTGTGCGGGCAACAATGCCCTCAGCCTCAAAGTCGCCCCACTGCGACCTCAATCCAGCAAACTTGCGCTTGCCATTGATGCTACCGCCCCAGTTGGTCATCTTGCCGTGGTTGTCCCAAGTAAGACCAGACTCAACAATGTCGATTGCGTCGTAGAGAGTTCCGTGACCAAGGGTTGGAACAGACTCGATACCCAACTTGTTCGCAATGTCATCCACATTGTGGCGCTCTAGCCAGAATCCACCAATCTTTACGTCAAACAACACAAAAGACTGGTCATCACGGTATAGCCCACCATTTTGAATCTTAGGGCCGTAACCCTCACCAAACAACACGCAGTCACCACCGATACCGGCCTTCTCAAAAGCCTCCGGGGTAAAGGTGTTCTGAAGGAATACCTTTAGAGGCTCGGGGAGGGTGGCATTGTCGCTCCGACCGCGAAAGTCCATGCGACGACGCAGGTTTTCGTCATCATACATGCCGATGCGGATATTGGTACCGTCCACCTTCTCAGTGAACTCCCACTGGTTGCGAGAAAGATACTCTAGCGCGGGAGTGGTCCACTGTCCCTTAATCATCTTGCCCTTATTGGGGCCGTCAAGATGACGCTTGAACAGGGTTTGAATCTTGTGATACGTCTCCATGACGCCTCCTTAGTTCTTGGGCTGCCTTGTCGCAGCATAGATTGCAGTGACGGTTAATCACCTTGTTGTCTGATAGCCTCACAATTCTGTGAGTACGATTAGGGTGCGGGCACACGACCGGTAAACTCATACGGTAGTTCCATAGGCTCGTTGGCGTGCCACTTCTCTAGGTCGTCATAACCCCATTCACGCGCACCCCACCATTCGCAGTAACCCTCTGCGTCGGGTTCTTCATAGTCGTCGTCACTCTTGATAGAGAACAGCAGGCCAATATGGTTGCCGACAACACCGTCTCGCAGACGGCACGAGTGAATAATATAGCCGTCTTCAACATCACCAAATTCGTCATCTTCAACGAAGAGAAAGTAGGGTCGAGTAGAAAACTTGAACTTCTCGTCCAAGTACTTGTCTATTTCGTCATACGGAACTGGTTCGGGTAGTTTCAAGGCCATTGGATACCTCTCATATCTTGTATCGGGAAATCATGCCTTCTAGCCATTCAACACCGACTGGGTTAGCGGAATGGACCCTGACCTCTACCGGCCACCAGTCGTGCTCGCAAAACCACAACACAATACGACGAGACGTGTCGTCACCGCCAAGGTCATGGTCTAGAGAAACCACTTCGGGTTTCGCATCAACCAATCTCAGAATGTCTAGCATGCGGAGTGCCATATCGGAGTTCTTTGCCCATGCCCATCCGGGCGGTGGGTATCGAATATCATCAACCCAAATCTTCACAGTTGTTCCTAATAGAATGTGGCCGGTAGGCTGCGCAGGGTTGTACACCGCGTCTTACGCCTACCGGCCACATCACCCTCTCGGGTTCAGTCTACCAGAGTGTCCGGGTCGTTGTCAAGGGTCTCAAACAGGTCATGTCTGAGCGTTCTCAGCCTTGACTTGAACGACTCCAATTCATTCTCCAACACATCTAGTTGTGCAATCGTCTCTGCGACTGTCATGCCTTTACCATCACCTTGTTGTCTTCATGCTCTGCAACAACTACGTTGTCGCCTTCGTCAAGCCATTCGCCCAACTCATCCGCATCGGCGTGCCGAATAGCAGTACCTATTGATGCAGGTCGCATTTCAGGAGTGATAGAGCAAACCCAGCACCACATGATTTCGTGGTCACACTCGTCAAAACGAACCTTAGCGGAGCGAGGAAAGTTCTGTGCGTTCATTCCGCAACTTCCACAAATCTCGTCAGCGAACAGGTTGTGACCGTTGTCGCATGCAGTACACAGGTCTGGGCGCGTTGCCCTCTTGTCACGACGGTACCTGAAAGTCTTGCGAATCTTCTCGGGAAGGTTACCGTTTTCGTCAGGAAGCAGGTCACCCTTCTTTGCGTTGCACTTGCGGTGCATCAACTTCAGGTTGGACAGGTCCCAAATCTCTTCTCGGGTCCAGCCGTTCTGCTTACCGTAAATCTGTGGAATCCAGTGGTCAACGGTGGCCTGTTGTGGTCCTTCGGTCAAAGACAGGTCCATAGGCTTGCCACAGTCCGGGTGCTGACACAGGTCACCATCACGCACAACTAGGTCAGCGACCAGTTCTGCGCGGGGAATCTTCTCTATTATAGTTTCCATGCGTCATTCCTTTCTTAGTCTTGTGACAAGTCTAGCATGACATACCGGCCCTTGTCAAAGGGCACGCACGCGTGCCATGAAGTCACGAAGTTCGTCCGGTACCTGCTTTGGTGCCCTGATAACTCCATCCACCTTGGCACGTGCGGCATCATTTGCCTCTGCCTCAGCCATGCGCTGCTCTGCCCAGTACTTCTTGGTATCTGCAAAGGAGCGCACTTCAACCTGCCTGTTGATTGGCTTCGGGGTCAATGATACCGCGTTGAAAATCGCTCCGCAAGTGGCGTCCGACAAGTCCTTGGTTCCCTTGCTTGGGTGGTCAACCTTGCCCTTAATCAACTGTAGTTCCTTCAACTCATTGATGAGAATTTCGATGCGCGGGGCAATAAGACGCTTGTCATACATGACAGAAAGGAAGTCGTCATAATGCTTGTTTGCGACGGATAGAATATCGGTTGGAATTCCATGTTCCTTTGTTAGGATGTTCATGGTGTCGTGGGAGTTCCAGCGGTCGAACGTTACCATCTTCAACTTGAATCCTCTACGTCTTAGGGAAATGATGTAGTCACGAACATCTGCGAAGTCCACAGACTTTTCCTTTGATGGCTTCCACCAGCGTACCGCGTCAACTACGACCAGCGGGTGCAGTTCTGCATAGTCAGCACCAACACTGATGCTTACCCACTTCTCTACGTGAGCCAGCGATACAGCACAATAGTCGTGCTTTTGAGCAAGGTCAACATGAACATAGTACAGAGTGTCGTCATCCTTAGGCTGGAAGGACTCATGGAAGATACCGTCCTCGTCCACACCATTAATCTTAACAAATGACTCATCAATGGCTTTGTGGTTCTTGAAGAATCCACCGGTAAGGTTGCTTGGCATGCATGCGAAACGTCCAAGGAAGTCTCCCATATCCTCTGCTGCTGCACGAACAATCGCGGGTGAGTCGATATCCATAATCGGATTGACTTCCCATGTCGGACGGCGCAGCGCGAACATCTTCGGGTACTTGTACTTGGTAATGTGGTCTTCTTCCCACTTTACCACGACCTCGTTCTCAACGATGCCGTCCGGTAGGTCTGGGTCCAACTTCAATACGCGCTCACGCATGACGACTTCCTTCTCAGCAATTACGGCTTCGTAACGCTTCTGGATGAAGTCATCCTTGAATCGTGGGAAGGAAAGCATGATGACCTTACCCCAGTCTGGGAAACGAGAGTCAACAGATGCTCGATACATCTTGTATACAGCATCAGCGGTTTTACCTTGGTTGTTGGCTACCTCTGATTCCATGGCGAAAGCGGAAATCTCGTCCAGTACCGCCACGAACAGGTTCAGTCCCTCAAAAGCCTCTCGCTCGGAGTGTCCAGAGAAAACACGGATGGACTTGTCAAACATGATACCGTTCTGAGTCGGTGTGTCGTACTTGCCGTCAAACCATGGGCAACCTTGAATACGCTTCTTGAAGTTGGCGAAGAAGACGTTACGTGCCTGCTCGGCGTTAACAGCGATGTTTAGAATGTCAATGGTGTCACCGCTTGGTTTTCCGTAGTACCGGGCCGGGTCCTTCAGGCATAGAAGCAGGTATACGATGTAGGCACAAATAATGGTGGACGTATAGTCCTTACCGCTACCCTTACCCAGTTGGAGGATAACTTCGTTACAGGTCTGACTAAAACGACGAATAGCCGCCTCTTCACCGTATAGTGCGATGAGAGTCGGCTTCTTGTAAATCTGCGAACCTGCGCGAATGATTTGGTACTGGTACTCAGACAGTGGAGGTAGATTCAGGAAATCTTCGGAAGTAACAAACTCTTCAATCTCAACAGGAATCTCGTCCCACTCTGCACCAGATACAGCATTGAATGCCGAGTCGAAAAGGCTGCTCAATTAACTACCTCGGCGTCCACCGCTTCATCAAAAACCTGAACGGCCTCTACTTGGCCGGTAATCTTCTGCAACTTCGCTGCAACTACAGCATGGCAGTCCTCACACAGGTCATTTCGAAGGATATCAATAATGGCTGCTTCCTGCTTCTCGCGCTCAGCCAATTCGTCACCCAAGTCACCTTGGTCGAGTAGGCCAGCCTTTTGCAGGGCGTCCACACGCTTTGCCTGCATGTCTGCAATGTTGCGTGCGGTAGTGTTGCGCTGGGCGGAAATCTTCTCATCGAATTCCAATCCCTCTAGGTCGTCGTAGTTCTTGTGAAGGGCTGCAATAAGTTCATCGTATTGCACGACCATCAGGTTAAGCATGTCTCGTGCGGCATCACGAGCGAAGGAATCCTGTTCCAGACGCTCCTTGTATGCTCCCCACAGAGCCCTTACCTCAACTACTTTAAGGCCTGTGTCTCGGGCTGTCTTGAACTCCGAGTGGCCCTTGAGCATATGGCTGGCGACCTTTTCCATCTGCTTGAAAGCATCACCTGAGTATACGTCGATTTCGCTCATCGCATACCGCCCGCTGTGGGAGCCCATGTGAGCCCGCTGAATGTAATCTTGCGCTTAATCGGGTCTCCGCAGATTTCACACTCTTGATTGTCTCGTTCTGCGATAGGGACGTTACGCTCTTGGGTCCCATCCCTATCGCAATTGTAATATGTATAAGTCGGCATATAGCCTATTCTAGCACAGAATTGACAATTATGCGAACGACAGTTGGGCGTAGCCCAACTTGGTGTAGTCCTCAACAAAGTCAGCATACTGAGAAACGTCATTGATTCGCATACGGGAATCGCCACCATCAACAATGTTCCATGCCCTGTTAATCAGGAACGTGTTTGTTCCTGCTGCAACGAGCGCATCGTAGTTCTCCAACTTGTCTTCGACAAACATGTCAGTTGGTACACAGGTCTTATCGGCGCTGAATACCAACTCGTCAAACTCGATACCGTGGGCTTCAAGCCACTCGTAGGTGTTGTTGTGGCTGGACTTTGGAGTTGTTCCAAATTGGCGGTCAGTGATGATAATGATTTCGTGACCGAGTTCTGCAACTCTTCTAACCGCCTCAACTGCTCCTTCTCGCGCTGGGCCAGTAAAGATAAAGCCCGCGTCTGCTCCTGCATTACAGAGTTCCACGAATTGAGCGCTTGTCCACGGCTCTCCTGTTTCCTCATTCATCCAGTCCTTATAGAAGTCCCAGAACGGGGTCGGTGTCGGCCCGCTCTTCCAGATATGACCCTGACCGATGTGGTCAAGGTAACGCTTTACAGAGTCACCGAAATTGTACAGTACTCCGTCTAGGTCAAAACCTACTCTAGCCATTCTGCTTCCTTTCATAAAACACACCAGTCCACTGCGTATATGAAATCTGGCGCAAATCTCTGCGACCGATTCTTAGGTACTTACCCTTATCGGCCTCATGCATATTCATCCAATCTACTGCTTCAGAGCGCTCATCAAAGGCAGGAGATACAATTTGGTTTTTCTCTGGAACTCCCTTGTCCCAGCCTCCGTCGTAAGGTACTTCGGGAGTAGTCTCAACGACCACCCATACGCTCTTAATCACTGATTTCCTATAGCGCTCTCGTTCTCGCTCCATGAAGTCAGACACTTCTTGTGCGCGCTTCTTCGCAGCGTCTTTTTCCTGCACCATTACATGCGAGCCCTTCGCTTAGGAACGTTCACCGATGTGATGCTACCGTCGCCCTTCTTTGGAGCAAGCGGGTGACCACTAGGAACACTGGAACGCAATCCATGCTCGTCCCTACCTTCGTCTTCTCGGCCAACGTTAATCAACTTGGATGCCTCAATTTGAGAGAAGTCCTTGTATGCACTCGACACCAATTCACGAAGGTAGTCTAGGTCACGGCTGTTGTGAAGTGTTCTGGCAAAGTGAGGGTAGTTGATTGCCTCAATCTCACTTGCGTGTGTGTTGGCTGGACCTACCCCCGGCCTCTCGATACGCCAAATTTCTCCACCGCGCCTGCGAATCTCGTTGAACTCGTTGTGAAAGCGTGCGTCGCTCACCACGACCTTTGCATTCTGCGGGAGCCCTGCAAAAGCAGCGTCAATCCAGATGGTGTCCCAGAGGGTCTGGCGACCAGCCTCGGTGCCCAGTCGTTGCAATAGGTATCTTAAGTCGGTGGAGAATCCGGTTTCCTTGTATCCATCCCAACCGTACTCATCAATAACCTCTTGTACACGGCTCTGCTTCATGGCATGCTTATCCAAGACGCCATCATATTCGACCAGCGGATTCAACTGGTACAGCATTTCACGCAACTTGTCAGCAAACGCTACCTGTGTGAAACCAAAGTTCTCGACAAGTACCTTAGCGGCCTCGTCCTTACCGGCTCTTGCGAAACCGGACAATCCTACAATCTGCATTAAGCGTCTCCGTTGAACTCAACTGTAATGGGCTTAGCGTACTTAGCCCTCTGCCTCATAAGAGGAATAATCCATTCAAGGTTGGGGACGGTCTCGGCGTCTTCTCGACAACCGTTCAGGTCCAACATGTTCCAGACCTCAATCTCTTCGTCCTCTTGAGTTTCCACCTTGTAGATATGGGTGTTGTGCTGGTCGTAGATTGCAAAGCAATATACTCTAGCGTATGGTCCTTCCAATGTTAGGAAGTGCTCCCATGGACCGACATACCTACCGGCCTCTTCCTTGAACTCTCTAACCTGTGCATCGTGAGGCTGTTCGCCCGGTTCAATCTTGCCACCGACTCCATTGAGAAGTCCATCCTGCCACTGCGGCCTGTTCTTCCTTACCAAGACAACATCTTCGTCGTTGTGAAGGAAGCCTACCGAATACTCAATCATCCGTTCCAGTCCTCCAACTGTTCATCCATGAACTTCTTGGTATGGTCAACTAGACTGAAAGCAAAGTCTTTGGTAAAGATATCTTCGCTGTCTTCCACGAAGAAAACATTGACCTCGTAGTCGGTCCTGAGGAATTGACCATTATAGTCAATCCATGCCTGTACTTCTACAGTATTCTTCTTTGGCTTGTAATCCCAAACAAAGTGAGTCTTCCACTCGATGGGCCACTCTCGGAGCGCTTCGGCAATCCAGCCTTCGAACTCCCATCCTGCCTGTGTCATATCTCTCCAAAAGCAGGAAAGGCCGGTATCGTGTACCGGCCTCCCTGCTAAAACTAGGTTACTTCTTCTCTGACGCTACCGGCTCAGCGCCCTCTACGCCGCTGGTACCCTTAGTGTCTTCCTTAGAAGAGTCCTTCGGGGCAGCCTTTGGGGCCTCGGCTGGCTTAGCCTTCTCTGGCTCCTCATCGGCAACCTCAAAACGGTCACCAATGCTGACGACAAACTGACCCTTTGTTACAGGAACATAGGTCTCGGCCTTAGCGTCATAAATTGCCACGCCACCGCCTGCGTCTGCCTGCCAAGGAACTTCTGGGAAGACCTCGGTAAGGTCTGCCAAGTCCTTGAACTTGTGTGCTGTTGACATTCTCTCACCCCCTCAAACCCATTGTACCGCATCTACGCCCTAGCGCAAAACCAGCATAACCCAATCGGTTTGCGCTTCTAGCCACTGTGGAATGATGCGCTGCTCGTTGCCATTGCTGTCAATGGTTGTGACAATCCATGTGTCGAAAAGATTGTCTACAAAGTCTCTAGAGTATGCGTGTGGGGTGTACTCCAAGAGTACCGTAACGTTGGGGGTCTTGTCAAGGAACTCTCGCGCACCCTCCAAGATGCGCTCTTCTTCACCCTCGGCGTCAATCTTGATGATGGCTTGTTCAAAATCGCTCCTGTGATGAAGAACGTCATCGAGGCGTCGAACCTGTACCGTCTGCTGTGTGGTGGCATAGCCGGGGATGATTTCGTTGAGCGATGCACTCCCGTGTAGTTCGGTAGGAATGTTCAAAGACGCCTCACCCCAGTAATTGGAAAGTGCCTCCTCATATACATAGATGGCCTTGCTGCCTGAGCGATTGATTGTTGAACGCATCATTTCTGAATAAATACTGTTAGGCTCAAAGGCAACAACTGTAGCACCCAGCGATTCTGCCAAGAAGGAATAATAGCCAGTATTGGCACCAATGTCGATAAAGAATGTGGTATTGTCTACGTTGTCCATCACCCATTTGGTAATCCAAGATTCCCAAAAACCATCATTAATCAGATGTGGTGAAACAGACTTGTCGTTTCTGTTGACATACATTTCGAATCTGTTGAGGACTCGACACCATGTAAGATTGTCGCGCTCAAAAATTGTACCGGCGCTACCGCGCGCTACGAATTCAATTGTGTCTCGGCTGGTCATCTGGGCCTCTTCAGTCCATGCTTGTGCAACCAGCGATTGATAATGGACTGGTCAACACCTAGTTCCTTTGCAATCTCAATTTCAGTCTTTCGCTGATGAACAAAACGCAATTGCATCCACGCGTACGACTTGTATAACTTATTCCTCATCCGCTGGCCCACAATGCATTACGTCGATGTGTACTTCTTTGTTCCACACAACTAGTCCACACCTTTTACAGCCCCACAGGGTATCGCTACCGCCGATTAACGAGGACACAATCTTAAAATCTTTATCCATCGTACACATTCCTAATGTTGTCTTTTGGTCGTACCTTGTACGCATACTCTAGGCAATTGAATGTACCGCCCCGACCCTTGCCTGAATAATAGGCAAGTACGTGGGTGCC